CTATTATATGTATGATATATATCCACTTATATTAGCAATATATACATTTTTTTCTTAGTTTTAAAAAGATTTTATTAGAAGTTCTATTCAAACCCCTCGCCGTCAAAATCTTTCTTCTTTTGGGCTAAGGTTTTACGAAGATACTCATCGGCATTATTCATTTTACCTTGTACCTCTTTACCACCTTGTGTGTTAGTATCATATATTTGTATGAAACCTGTGTTTGTGTTGATAGTTGCTGGAAAAGTAATTCCATCTGGTCCAAATCTATTCTTAATGACGTGGAATCTACCTGTGTTAGCAATCTTATCTTCTACTTTCCTACTCATACTCATTACAAAATCTGATGTCATAACCTTAGAGTAATCTTCTGATACTTTACTAGCATCAATCACATCTTCTTCTAATGAACTACGATTTGCTTGTGAAGCAGTCCAACAAGGGATATCAAATTCCCCCGCCACACCACGAAGTTCCTCATAGACATGTCCTATCTGATGTCGTTTCTCTGTGAAGTTAGATGTTGATTTCATAATATCGGCATAATCCACAATAATCATATCAGGTTTGATACCTTGTAGTTCACATTGTTGTAAATGTGCAGTTATGGTGTTTACACTTGCTGTTCTTGTTGGCCAATACTTAATAATTAAGTTACCTTTAAGTTTTCCAATTGCTTTTAATACTTCTTCTTTATAATATTGTAAGTTACCTGTTGGTTGTCCACTAACTATAGTATCATATCGTAACCCAACATACTGAGCATTTAACTCTAATGTATAATGGATTACAGTCTTACCTTGTGCAACTGCATGAGCACCAATTGCTTGAAGTGTCCAAGATTTACCAATACCTGCGGGAGCAACAATCACACCAAGTTCTCCACCACCTAAACCACCATCCATCAGGTCATTTACACTATCCCATGCTGTTGGCATAGTTACTCTTGCTTGTTGATTCATTCGTTCTTCAAAACCAGTTATGTACTCGTGTCCGATATCTCTCTCCATACCAGCAGTCATTGCTTTATCAATCAATCCCTTGATTTCATCATATCTTTGAGCTTCTAATAACTCAACACTTTCCATAATAGCAGTTTTTACAACTTGATTTTTACAAAACTCTAAAGTTTTCTCTTTTACAAATTCTAAATCNGTAGATTCNCTATANNNCCANGCATTTCTCAATGAATCAACTATAGTAGTTTTTAATGTAGGATTATCTACCTCATCAATAATAANTTTAATTGNCTCCATTGTTGGTGGTGTTTTATATTTTTCAAANTANTCTTTAATATTTTTGATAAGATATTTTGTAGAATCTGTATCAAAGTAACTTACTTCTAATATATCTACAATTTGTTTTGTAAACTTATTATCAAGTAATAAACTTGTAATTATTTTTGCTTGGAACGATGTTCCATATTGTACTAAATTTTCGCTTTGTGTCATTATAACTCTATATTAAATATCCAGATTTTTGTACAAATCTTGAACTTTTTTATCATAAAACTCTTTTCTTTTTTTCTCACGATATCTCTGTCGTGCTTTTGCTTTTATCTCTTCAGCATTCCGTTTGTAATGCTCCATCTGCCACTTTTTTTGAGCAGTTCGTTTTTCCGTATCTGAAAAGTATTTACGCTTTCTTCCCATGCGTTTTCTCCGCCATAAAGTTTAATCTATTAAATGTTGAATGTAACCAACTATCTAAATTTGGTAAGGCAGTGTACAACTTATCTTCCAAGAATTTTCTTTGGAACTTATGTTTTACTAATCTCTGAATGGGATTTCCACAAACATCTTGTATTTTTAACTTACTACTACCAGATATATTTATTTCATCTAAATCCATAAGTTTTTTATTCAAGAGTAATTGGTCTGAAGAATCGGCAATTGTTTCACACAATTTATATTGTTTCTTCTTGGAATCTGCACTCTTGATAACATCCTCTATCGTGAACTTATGTGGCGATTCAAGCCAAGGAAACAATTTTAAAAGTGTTTTTATTCCTGCACCCTTAATACCTGGTATCCCATCTGATTTATCCCCATCCATAGTTCTGAATAATAGAAAGTTTGTAGAACTTATACCATACTCATCCAAGATTCTATCTTGGTCATACATCTTCTTTTTAGTAGGTGAATAAACTTGTATTCTATCATCAACCAATTGTAAGAAATCTTTATCGGTTGACATAATAGTAACTTTATCCTTAAAGACATGTTTTGCTGAATATCCAATCACATCATCTGCTTCTATATTTTCTGCAGTAGTAACTGTCAATGGTAATAGTTCTAAGTATTCGATTACTCTATTTAACTGAGCAATCATCATCTTGTGTTCTTGTTCACGAGTTAAAGATATCCCATCTGTTCTATTCAAACGAAGAGACATCTTTCTTCCTGCCTTATACTCTGGAAATATTTTCCTACGGCGGTTAGACCCACCTTTACCATCAAATACTATGATAGTTCTTGTGGGTCTTACCATATTAATAGCGAATGCAACTGACCTTAAAAAACCTACTATTCCACCAATGTGAACCCCATCCTCATTAGTAGTAGGTACTGCGGTAAATACTCTAATAAAAGTATTTAAACCATCAATCAATAAAACCGAGTCATTTGGTTCTCCACTATCTACCTTTCCGCCAGATTTTTTTATCTCTTCGAGTATAGATAAATGCTTTTGATTAATCACCTAAGACCTCATCTGTGAACTCTACATCATCAATACCAAGTTTTTCTTTGTATTTCAATATGACTTTATCACAAATGATACCATAGACATAGTCTTTCAACTCATCATCACTGGTAATTAACTCTTCCCAATCCTTAGATAAAAACTTATGGTCTTTACCATTTTGGTCTGTAAGAGTGTACCACGCACCACCTGATTTAACTAATTTATGTTCTTTCAGAACAGTCAACCAAGCTCCGTAGTTATCGATACCCCTATCAAAGTACATATCATAATCTGCATGTCTTAAAGGTGGACCAAGTCTGTTTTTCACAATCTGTGCTCTACACTTCATACCCAATACATTTTTAGCTGTATCTTTGATTTGTCCCATATTCTTCAACCTAATTCTTGTTGAAGCGTGGAATGGTAATGCTTTTCCACCACTTGTTGTCCAAGGGTCTCCGAACATTACTCCGAGTTTTTGTCTTAATTGATTAGTAAACACAAGTGCAACCCTTTGTCTACCAATCATTTGAGTAATCTTTCTCATTGCTTTTGATATAATGATTGCTTTTGCAGTAGCCCAACCATCTTTATCAAAATCTGCTTCCAACTCTACTTTCGTAGTAGCTGCGGCGAGTGAATCAACCATAATAGTTACTAACCTATTTTTGTCTGATTCTCTAACCTTAGTTACGATTTCTACAATCGCTTCAAAAATATCTTCTACTGTCTCTAAGTGTAAGTATAACATCTTACCCATATCAATTCCAATAACTGACATAAACTCTTGAGAAACTGATGTTTCAGTATCAATATAAACTGCCACACCACCTTTCTTTTGAGTCTCTGCAAGTAGATGAGCACCAAGTAGTGATTTACCACTCGATTCCAATCCATTAATTTCTGTAATTCTACCAACTGCAATTCCACCATCTGGTCTATTTGAAATAGCCAAATCTAACATAGAACTACCAGTAGAAATAAAATCCTTAATATCGGTAGGTGTATTATCCGTACCATCAAGAAAGTATGCTACTTTATTATCTTTGAATTTTTTATTTAAACTATCGGCCAATGTATCGGCCAACACATCGTGTACTGATGATGCCATATTTTTTTCCTTATCAAATTAATAGTGTGTAGTTAGGGAATACAATAACACCCATCTCTACTTTTGTTGTATGTTGCCACACACTATATTGTTATTATTTACGAGTTAAACAACTCATCAAAAGCATCACCAGTATTACTTACTTTAGATGTTTCGATTTCAGCTACATTTTCTTTAACGGCTTTCTCAGTTGATGATACTTCTGAATTTGTTGTTTCAGTAGTTTCCCCATCTGGATTTAACCATTCATTCAATACATCTGTCATATCATCATATGATAATTCTTGATATATCTCTGTAATGTCTTGTTGTGCTTTAACTTTTTCCAATACTTCAGGTTCATCTGAGATTGGTGTTTGATTAGGTTTTACACGAATGTTAGTTTTAGGATAACTTGCTCCACTCTCTTCAGCTGATATAAACTCAACCAATACATCACGACCATTTACTGGGTCTGTGATATCACCATAATCAGGGTCTGCGATTACTGAAAGAAGTTCTTGATAAACTGTCTTTCCGAATCCCCAAAACTTCACACCTTGTGATTCTTCACCTCTAACGATAACTGGTGCAAAGGTTCTCATCTTTGCTTCAAGTTTTCGTGCTAACTGATAATCTTCTTTATTACCACTTGCTTTTAGTTTTTGAGCAAACTCTTCAATAGGGTCTGGTCTACCAAAAGATATTGGTGATAAATAAGAGCGATTGCTCAGATTGTAGTGAAAGAATAATTCAATAAAAGGATTATCCTTATTGAATGCGTAAGGTACGATACGAATTTGAGTTTTACCTGGTTGTGGTTTCCAAAGACTGGAAGTCCGATTGTTTGTAGTTTGTAACTGCCCGAGGCGTTTTTTTATTGCATTTAAATCCATTTCATATTCTCCATTTGTTTATGTTCATTTTTCATTTGTTAATCAAGTATAACCTTGATACAATAATATATATCAATTGAGATAGTTAAAATGTATTTTATTTTAGTTTTTTGCAAAAAAAAAGGTTCGGTCGATATTTTAAGTTTATTTATAAGTGGAAACTAAAATTTCGGTTGAACCTTTTTTTAATTAAAGAATTTGGGGGATGTAGGATTTGCGATTACCTACAACTTTTAGCTCAGATTTTATTACTTCATACCTAACATCTACCAGTTACGATAGTTATTCTTAAATGATGGTTAATCATCGTAGAATCGAGTACAACCTCTATGTTATTGCTTTATCTCTCTGAGTATAGATTAATTCAGCCATTAAGTGGGATTTCGGTTTTACCCTTACCCACAATGAAGTCCAAGAATCGCTCTTGTTTTTTTCTAAAAGTACATTCCAAATTATATGTCTATAAGGACCGTTACACCTCTACAACATTTAGCAGAGTTCCTGTCACCACAACATTTGGCAGATTACCTTATGGGCTTCTAAGTAGCACCCATTATTCGGTCAATCCCATATTGAGATAATTACTCTCAATACTTTCACAAAATTCTAAATTGTCAAAAAACTTTGTATCTCAATCTTGATACATTAATATATATGTATATAAATTCTCAAAATACATTTTATTTTAAAAAAAATGTAAATAAGTGAAAAAAACTTGATATTTATATATGATTAACCGAATGTGAGTTAATTATAACGCGTTATTTCAGGAGTTTAGTATGAAAACAATACTAACTGGTATCCTTTCAATTTTTATATTCTTTGGTTCAGTACCAACTTTACAAGGTTCAGATATGAATCTTAGTGCTGGTATGGAAGAAGTTAAAAAGAAGAAGAAAAAGAAAGGTAAGAAGATTGGTAAAAAAGGCAAGAAGAGTAAGAAAGGTTTCTTCTCCAAAG